TACCATATCCACCTTCATTATTCCACCAATCTTCAACTTTATCAAGTTGTCTAAAACATAAACTTTCTATATAAACTCGTACATCAGGTTTTATAGTTTCTTTATCTTGTGATGTAAAAGTTTCTTCTTCTGATTCTCCACATTTTACAAAATATATTTCATCAATAGCTCCACTATCTCCACCTCCAGAATATTTTATTATTACTTTTTCATAACTTAAATCAGATAAATAAGTCATTACACCTAATAAGTTTAATTCTTTTGTTTTCATATTTATGTATATTTAGTAATTCCATATTGTGACATTAACAAAGCATCAACTAATCCATCATGTGGTACTTTAGCTACAGAACCAAATGTTAATTTAAGTTTTGGAAATAATCTTTTAGCAGCAATAAGTGCCATTGCTTTTGTGTCTCGTGTATTTTTACTTGATTTTTTAATTTCTGCTACACCAACAAACATTTCTTTTTGCCATTGTTTTGGTGGTACTTTAATAAATGGTATACTTAAAGCAATACATGCCATTTCAACTGAACCAGCTTGATGACCCATTGAAAATGCAGTTTGTTTTGATGTACCAAAAATTACACCTAATTTTTCAAATATTACTAATCCATTACCGCCTTCATAAGGAGTTAGTATATCATATAAACTCTGATAATCTAATTCTGTCTTAATCATTGGCATTTTAATATTTGATATTTCTTTATCTTTTTCTTGTATACAAATTGCTCCATGTTTACCAATATCTATACCTATAGTAAATCTTGGTAAAATTCTTTTTTTAGCTTTCATATTATTTATTTTAATTTAATTGATAATATTGGCATAAGAACTTCTCTTACTTTATTAATACCATGTATTTCTATAGAATCTGAAAGATCCTTTTCCATTTCTAATATTACATAAGGTAGGTCATACTTTTCATTATATTTTTGCATTGCTTTAATTCCCGGTTCATCATTATCAAATAAAGTACAAATTTTCTGATATTTGTTTTTAAATGCATGTATGATATGTTCAGGTATTAAAGTATTCTCACTATCTGGAGCAATTGCTTCAGCATTTTTAAATCCTAATTTGACAAATGTCATTAAATCTTTAAGTGAACTGCATATTATTAGATAAGGTACTTGCATTGTAATTTGATCCATGCCCTGTATATAATCTTTTACTTTAATAAATTTAGTGTCTTTAATTTTAGGTTGATATACCTTATATAAAGTACCATCTTTTTTAAAGTAACCATAAATATAATGTCCTGAAATAACAAGTTCTTTTGTTTCTTCATTTTCAATTTTACTCATGATATATTGTTCAAGAGGATAAACATTATATTTTTCTAATAAACTTGAATTAATGTGATATTTAGACCAATATTTTTGATCTATATTTGTCCATGTTCTGGTTTTAAAATCAGTTACCTTGTATTTAGATTGTTGTTTAAATTCTTTTATTGAAATATCTCCATTATTTAATACATATTGGTTATAATCTTCAATAAGTTTATGTGCAGCTTCACCTCTAGTACTTAATGAAAATAGTTTTTGTACTAGATTTAAAGCATCTCCTGAATTATCTGTTGAAAAATCTTTATATCTATAATCATTTTTATTAGCTGAAAAATAAACAAACATTGAAGGATTTTTATCTTTTAAGTTAAATATAGATTTCATTTTTACATCTTGCCCGCATAATTTTTCTTGTAGATTTAAATAATATTCAAATGCCCATGTTTTAGGAACATCTTTTAAATCTGAAACTAAAGATTTAGTTCTAATCATAGTAGTTAAAATAAAAAGGAGAAGACATTACATCTTCTCCTTTGTTATAACATTGTAATTACATTGTAATTACATTTATAGTTCAAAATCAGAAGCTGTACTTGTTGTATCAGCTCCAAAACTTGTAACATTTTCAATTTTTTTCTTTTTAATATGGTCAACATCATTATATTTCATGAGTTTACTTTTAGGTTTATCACAAATTTCAAATGGAACTTCACCTTTTGAGTATTTTGGTAAGAATAGGTCATAATTAGTATAACCATCTTTGTTTAAGTATTCTTTACCAGCAATACAAAAATTCATTGATATATTTTTAAATGGTTTGTCTTTGTTGAATGTTTTAACTAAAGACTCAATGGTGTCATGTTTACCATCTTGATCAAGTAACCATGTAGTATCTAGCTCTTTACAAATGCTATTTAAATATTTCATGATTTCAGTATCTCTACTGATTACAATTCCAGATTTTGTTGTACCATCAGCATAAGCCCATTCACTTGCTTTTACTTTTCCAACTTGTCCTTTGTGTCTACCTAATTCAGGTTTATCTTTATTAATATAAAAACCTTCAAATTCTGGACCTCTATCTACACCTTCTAGATGTAAAACAAGATGATAAGAACCTGGTTTAAATGTAAACTCATCAAGAGTTACATCGTTAATTTTAGCCACACAATTACTTGGCTGTAGTGTTTTAGGAGTTCCTCCTCCTGAAATTGGGATGTTTTTTGTACTTAGCTTGCTCATTTTTATTTACATTTTAGTTATTAAATTTATTTTTCATATTCTAGAATTGAGGTGCGAACATACTCTAAATCATTGGGAATTTCAAATGTTTTGAACATTTCTTTTGGTGATTTACATGTATTTTCTCCATTATTCTGAGTTTCAAATACATACCGTATGACTTCATCTTTATCTTTTTTTACTTTACCAAAAAGTACTATAGAGTATAGTCCTTCTAGTGTCAAAGCATTATCAATCATTTTGCCTATTGTTTTTGCTTTAACTCTTCTTTTACCATCCATATCAACTGATTCTTCTGCATGTGTAAGAAAATATACCATAAGATCTTCTCTTAAGTCTTTAGGTTTCTTTGCAACTGCAGCAAGTCCAGCAGCTATTTGAGTAAACTTATCATAACCTTTTTCTAATGCTTTATCAAAATATTCAAATGCTGACATATATTGAAAATCATCAATAATTAGATTTTTGATTTCAAGTCTTGAATTAACATAATCCATTGCTTTGAGTATTCCTTGAGAACTACTTGCATTACTCATATTTCCTGTTACATTCTCTTTAGTTACATTAGAATATTTCTTTTTCCAACCTTTAAACGGGAGAGGTTTGTTAGCAACATTAATAATGAATGTTTCATCTGGATTTAATTTTTCTATACTGGTTGATTTACCAGCTCCTGAATCTGCAATAATTAAAATAGAGTGTGCCATTTATTTATCTGTTATTATTTTGTTTAACCAGTCCTTTGTACTCACTGGTTTTTTGAGTAAAATAGCTGCTAAATCTCTGATGGTCAATTGTTCAAATGGAGCATCAGCATTAGGATCCATTAAATCTGAAAAATCTAATTTTTCTTGAATAGTGTTTACTTTAATAGGTTGAGTTATGTGAATAAGCTCAGATATAGGAACTAAATATCTAAATTGACCATTTATTTCACTTGATTCTGTTTTTTCATATTCTTCATCATAATGAGAATTATATCTTAATTTATATAATCTTCTCATTTGATCTTCAGGTGTATAATCCCTACTTGAAAATTCAGTATAAATGTCTACTTTTTTACTAAGTTCACTTGGAAATAATGATATACATGTTTCAGATTTACCTATTGGTCTATAAGCCATTTTTGGTATATAATACGCATCTGATTCTCCAATTGCATCTAACAAAGGTTGTTGATATTCACGCATCATTCTCAATTTTTCTCTTTTGTCATCTGGTTTATCACTTGGATTATTAACATTTGTGTTTAATGCCATTTTTTATAGTTTTAATCTTCGTTCTTGTTGAGGTGGAGTTTCCATTTCAACTATTTGCATTTTTTCAAATTCTGATTTGAAAAAACTCATTCTTGTATCCCCATTTCTACATTTAAGAAAATGAAATACTAATATTGTATCATTTTCAATAACATATCTATCAGGACCATAAAATCTTATTTTTCTTTTACCAGGTCTATCAATACCAATTACAGTATCTGCATGTTGTAATAAAGCATCAGCACCAAATATGTCTGATTCTAATACATAATTACCATATCTACCGTCTTCATTTCTTTCAGGACTGTTGATGTCTCTGTTAAGTTGAGTAAGAATGATAAATGCTACAGGATATTTTCTTTTAAGAGCTGTTAATGTTTCTCCTAAATTATATAAGGTATCAAACTTATCTTTTTCATAAGGTGCTTTTTTAAGTAACACGGAGTGATCTAAGGTAATAATTGTCTTTTTATATGTTTTAAGTTGATTATCATCAATATGTGAGTGTTCTTCCATGTATTCATCTATGATGTGTTTAAATTCTGCTACTGTACATGCTTCTTCTACTACATCAATAGGGTACTTAATACGCTCTTTAGCGTATTCATAGCACTGTTTTAACTCATTTTCAGACAAAGTACTACCTGCACTACATAAATGCTTGTAAGGCTTACCTAATACTGCTGAATACTCTCTTATTGCTGATGTTCTAGCTAACATTTCAAATTGAAATTCAAGGGCTCTAAAATCTTCTCCTGCATTAAGCTTAAAGGCACTTCTTATAAGTTGATCTTTAATCAATGTTTTACCACTAGCTGGTCTGCCTCCTATAACTGTTATAGAATGCCATTCTAAACCATCTGTGGTAGCATCATTAAACTTAACCCATGGTGTTTTAATGCTTTTAATAAGACCTTTCATCCTTCCCTGTATGTATTCAAGAGATTGTTTAAAACCTTCTCTTTGACTATTCCAGTATTTTCTAGCTTTTAATTCAATCATACTACATTTTCTTTAAAGTGATTAGTAGATGATAAATCATCACCAGATTCAATTATAGAACAATAATTTGCCATTTCTGAAGCAAAATTAGTCCCATCTTCTTTTTTTCTTATGAAATACTGTGAAGTTCTCATATATAGATAATTAGTTTTTTCATATTCATCTATATAATGAGAAGTTGCTTTTAGTACAATATCCCAAGAATAATTATAATTATCAAAAAACCATCTAAAATTAGTTTCTAAGTTCTTTTTATCACACCTTGCAGGTTTACCACTAGGTAATTTGCCTTTAGGAAATAACATTACATATGTGTTTATATTAGCATTAAAGTCATTACCCATTATTTGCATATTAGTCTTATTTTTTTGT